AATTATTATTTGCATTTTCAATATTCTCTGTAAATAATTTTATTTTTTCTTCTATAAGAACTTTAACATGCTTGTATTTATTTATCTCTTTGCCATTACTATCTTTACAATTTTTGAAAATATAATTATCAACTATACTATTAATATTGTTCAATTGATTATTAGTTTGTTCGTGATCTAATTTTTCATATAACAAAGATCTTAGTGTTATCGTATATTCAATATCTTTATCTATATCTTTATCACCAACTTTCACAATTTGTCCTAATATTAATTTATTCAATTTTATCAATATATATGGATCATCTTTGTTATTAGATACAAAGTAAATATAAATAATAATAATAAATAATTGTGATGCGAGAATATTATCTTCATTGATTTTATCACCAGGGATTTGATTTGTGGCATCTGCCCCATATACAATATTTTTAGCATCACATGTTATGCTAGGTCTGTGTGCATTCAAACATGTATTTATATATTCTTTTAAATTAAATAATTTATCATAATTACTAATATTAAATTTTTTGTTAACTACTAACATTTTTTTAGTAAATAATTCAAGTTGTGCTTTACTATCATTTACAAGGTCAGCAAAATCTATAATAGTACCTCTTTTATCTAGGTTTCCAATGTGGGATAATTTTAGTAAATTTCCAATTGTTTTATTATAGTTACCCGAACCTGGTGTTGTATCTGGTGTCAACACATTATCAATAATCATATTCACCTCACCTTGCATTTGTAAATCAGTTTTAGTAATTTCTTTATACATACCATGAATTCTATCATAAACATTATCAATAAATATTTTTTTATATAATATACTATGAAGAATACAATACAATAAAATTGCTATAATAATAATTATCGTACTGAATTTTTTATTGTACACATATCTAAATATATTAGTTGAATCTATTTCATTAATTTCATCATCTTTAATTGTTGATAATAAATTTCCTACAAATGTATATATAATTTTAATAACGAATATTAGTAATATTATAAATAATACTAATAATACCATTTCATAAAATCTATTATTCAAATGTACGTATAAATCTGTGGTACTTTCATCATGTAACACATAACTATACCGTAATTCCCATAAAAATTTAAAGAGATTATCAAAAAATCCCAAATCTTCATTTATTTTTTCATATTTACAATATACATTATCCTTAATTGGGTGATTTTATATAAATATAATTATCCGGTTTACCGTTTGCTATCGCATCTTCAATTTTGTTTTTCAATATAAGAATACTCATAATAATAAACTACGTATTTAAAATCATTGTTATCATTATCATCATAAGCTTTACCAATTTTTATCTTGTCCTCAATTTTTTCAAAATTGCTGTTAGCTGGGTTTTTTGTAAAATATTCATCAGTTTTATTAAATCTAATATGTCTTTTTTTATCCAATAAATAAACGTAATTTATTAACATATAATTATATATTTGGTCTAATTTGAAAAATGGTGAATTATTATATGTATATTCTCGTCTAATAGCATTAATACTGTATACACTATATAGCGTATAATTAATAATGGTAATTAATGTAATTAAACCCATCAAGACTATTGCTAAAAATGTTATATAATAAATTATTAATTCAACAGTATCATTTTCCATGATTATATTAATCCCTTAATTAATATCTATAAATTAATAATCATTGATCCAATTATCAAAACAAATAGAGTTATAACAACTGTTAATGTTTTATAATTATTATAAAACCATTTTTCGAAAGTCGTATCAAACCAACCTGTTTCAATTCCAAAAAATATTAATGCGAATATTGATACTAAAAAGCCAGACAATGTAATAGATAACAACCAAACTTTATAATAAATTGTATTATCATCATGATAATTATTAATATTTTTTGAATAATTTGCGAGTTTATTTTTAATAATATTATATTTTTCTCTTAAATCACTCCCTTTAATTTTATAGTTGACTGCTTCTGTATTTGTAACAATAGCATTACTGTAATCATATGGTTCAATGAAACATAACTTATTTTCAACATCCTCATATTCGGGTAGTAAAGCGTCTTTTTTGTAATTTGTCAATAAATGGTAAAAACACTTGTGAGTAGGTGGTATAAAATCAGCTGTGGGTTCCAATGTATTGGATTTTATTCTAACCATTCCAAATCTGCTATCATAACTTACTATATATGTTATCATTAACCTTAATCTTTGCTTTACTGCTTCTTCCCCGTTACCCTCAACAAATACCGCATGCATTTTAGTTTTATCATCTGTTATTTCAATTTCATCATGATATTTTTGCAATTTATCTTTTAAGGATCGACCATCTTCTTTAATTAATATTTTATATAAATCTGGAAGTATATATTCTCCAAACTCGTCATTTATAGATTTCATATTTACATATACTTCTTTGTCAACATTGTTGTTATTTTTATAATAATTATACGTATTATACGATAATATAATTAACATACCAAGTATATATATAGATAAGTAATTCAAAAAATTGTAATCACTCTTATTTGTTAAATCTTTGTTATAATATTTACTATAAATAAGTAACTTGATTTCCTTTTCAATTCTAACATATGATAAAGCATCTGCTAAATAATTTAACCAAAATATAATAAATAATATAAAATATATCGCAAACCACGTTATTATTTGCCAATCTACAACTATACCATTTGTTTCAGATAAATCACAATATCTTTTATATAAACTATCATTATAAGGACTCTTGGTCATTACAGGTTCAGAAACCATATTATAACGACTTATTAGAAAAGATAGTAGTTCTGATGTATTTAATAAAAATATACTCATAAATAATATAATAATAAAACTCAGAAAAAAAATATCTTTTATCTTAGTATTGTCATTATTATAAATTCTATTAATTGAATCAGCTATATCTCTTAAATTCATATATTACCTTAATATATATATTTAGAAAAATAATTAATTATATTGCTTTAAATATCCATAATAGCAAGAATATTCCTATTGGATAACTTATTCTTAATAATAATTCTTGGAAATCAGTTAATACATTATCTCCAATATACTTACTTATATAAAATGTTATCATTCTATCTATTGATATACCTAAAACAATTACTAATGAAAATAATGCGAGTTTAATAACCTCCCCTTTTTTCATATTCATTCTATCCATGAAATTGTATTCCATTTTTCTTCTGGATTGCCCATCAGATTCTTGTTTTTGAACAGGTTTTTGTTGTACCGTTTGTGCCTGCTGTACCTGTTGTTGCATCTGTTGTTGCATCTGTTGTTGCTGCATCTGTTGTAACTGTTGTTGTTGTTGTTGCTGTTGTTGTTTTTCTTCTTGGTCTACTGTATTTTGTGATGCCATTTTATGTAATTGTTGGCCAGATAATTGGGAAGAATACATTCCCCCGTCTTTTGCACCCATTTGATCACCCATTAAATTATCCTCTGGACCATATAATAAGTTTAAATCTGTCATTAATACCCTACTTATATTAAAATAAATTTATTATTTTATAAATAAATTATCTTTTATTATAACAGATTATAATAATGAAAAATATTGATTATGAAATGATATTTAATTATATTTCATTAGTACTAGCTATATCTATTTTTATAATAATACTTTATACTTGTTATACAAAAAATAATATTGAAAACTTTGAAACAGAAAAAGTAACTGCAACTGGCAAAGCTATAATCGGTGGTGTGTCAAAAGTAGAAGTTACAAATGGTGGTTCTGGTGTTGAAGAAGGTACTACTATTGAATTTAGTGAACCAGAAGATGGCGAAAAAGCAGAAGGAACAGCAACTATTGCTGACGGAAAAGTAACAGAAATTAAAGTAACAAAGAGTGGCAGAGGATATAAATCAGCACCGACAGTAAGCTTGAAAGGTGCCGGTACAGGATTAGAAACAACTGTAACACTTGGTGCTTTATCTTATATAAAAATAACAAATCCTGGTAAAGGTTACGGTTCTGTTCCAACAATAGAAATTGGCGACGCACCCGCTGATGGTGTTAAAGCTGAACTAACCGCGGTTGTTACTAATGGTGAAATAACAAGTGTAACCGTTAATAATGCTGGCGATGGATATAAAGCAGATTTCGATGTTACATTCCAAAGTCCACAAGATGCTGAGGATGATAGTAACCCCATTCTCTCTCTTGGAGATAAAAAAGAAGAAGTCTTAGAACTTTTAGAACAATGTGGAAAAATAGATGATGATAAAAAGGAAAAAATAAAAAAAAATATAAATGAAGACACATTAAAGAAATTAGAAGTTGAAGAATTAATATCCATTTTAAATAAATAAATCAGGATTCATCCGATTCTTCCGATGATTCGTCGGACGATTCTTTATTAACAAAAAATTTGTTATATTGTTGTAATTTCACCCCTTCCTCGCTATACATATTTTCTTTTTTCTTATAATCCATAATATTATCTCGCGAAAAATCCTCTTCTTCATCATCGCTATCTCCTTCAATGTCTTGCTGATTATATTGATATTCAATATAATTCATTTTATATTCGGGATTTAATATAGATCCTTGTGGAAACTTATTTTGCGTAGGTTCATAATAATATATTGCAAATACAATGTTGTGATTTACTCCTTTAAAATCATATAATGTTCCTTTATTTGTTTCAAAACGCAATGTCATCTTTGGTAGTTTCCCAATTGGATGAAACTCTCTCACGGGTAATTTAGTAATACTTAATTTTTCACTATTAATACCTACATTATCTACCCTGAACTTTGCTAAACCTAATGAAAACTTTGAATATGATAATGACCCATATAAATGCGCTTCTATTTCTGGACATTTCATTATTATGTACTTATTTCCTATAAAATAAATTATACCAGGTGAAACTATTTTATATATGTCTACGAAACCATCATTAAATTCTTTTACAGGATTATCATTTAAATTACTATGAAAAATTCTATTCATATTATCATTATATCTATATATTTCTTTATAAACATATTTTTCCGGCGAGTCTCCGTTTGCATATAAATCAAATCCTAAATTTTCTGATATAGTTGATCTTTTCATATCTAGAATAAATGGTTTTTTAGAATATATGTCCAATAAATTAGTGAGTTCTGATGGGTCC